ATCACTTGCCCATGCACTACGCTCAACGATAACGCTTAACTGAACGTTAGCTGTATTGTTGTCAACTTGATATGCTAAAATTGTTGCATTACCAGCGATGGTGTTTAGTAGGGTGTGAACTGCACCTGGAACACCAGCACCGCTTGGTGCGCCTAGTTCAGCTGCCAAGTTACCTGTTGCAGCGATGATTTTGATAGCACTGATTGGGCTAGCAATACCAGTATTGATGATTACTGCATTTGCATTTTTTGTTAGGCTATCACCAACGTTTACTACTACTTGGCTGTCGCCATTTACTCTATTAAATACGGCCATTTTTTTCTCCTAATATGTTACGCTACCGCGCTTAAAGTTATTTATTCCGATTACATATTTTTAGCAAAATTGGCCGCACTAAATGCCGATCTATTTACTAATTTTATTAACCCGCCGGGGGTAGCAGTTACATAACCTTCGCCGCCGGGTTCGTCGTTAACTGATGCTTTAATTGTTTTTTGTTGATCATCAAGTTGATTGACCAAGTGATTCTTGAGTGCAGCTATAGCTTCGTATATAGCAAATGCACCTTCAACTCCTTGACTATTCTGTTGTAGATAGCCAGGATTCTCGCCGTCGCCGAATAATTTAATTTGCTTTGGGCCCGACAGTTTTGTGGGTAACCATTCTGTGAAATCTCTAGTTTCGCCTCTGATGCGAGCATTAACAAATGTTTTCATTAACGACGGCAAGTCACTGACTTTCATTGCCACCAGAGTTTCCTTGTTCAAGAAGTTATCAACTGCGCTGGCATATTTTTTAATAGTGGCTCGTGCTCTGTTATGTAACTGTACAGGCAATTTAAGTTTTACTTGATCAGTCATATTGGGCAGCATTATTGCCATGGGACCGTTCACATTCAAATTACCAGTGTCATTGATAACACTGGGATTACTGCCGGGGTCACTGAAATATTGATGTATAACTATACCACCGTTTGATTCGCCTATTCTTGCGCCAAGCTCGCTATCAACAGGCACATGATATAATACTGTGTTTGGTTTGAAAACATATTCGCCGTTCTTGACAGCAGGTGTGCCTGTCCATAACAAATCGCCCCAGTAGTACCCACGCATACCTGCGGGCACTGCTTGTTCGAACGAGTCCCATAATTCAGAAATTTTGTTCCATAGATCGGTACGATTGGCTCCTCTGGCCTGATCGTACTGAGTAAACTTTTGCGGGCTGGTAATAGATAATGCCGAACCATCTTTCTTGGTAAACATGTGCTTGTCTACCACAATTAGATTTCCTTCCTGATTGCGACCAAATACTAGTGCCGGAAATCCGTCCCATTTGATTGTAATGTTTTTTGGCTTGGCAATCACTTGTTCCAGTGATTCTAATCCTCTAACGGCGCCGGCACTGCCCTCGCTGAACACCAGATCCTCTGGATGCTCAATATGCGTTATTCCTTCGTTAAGAAATTCAATAAATTCAAATTTTGCCATGAGTGATTCTGTTTAGTCTCTTGAAGCTTTCTGCCAGCGCCGGTTCAGGTGTGCTGGTTGGTTGTTTGAATGTTGGTGTACCAGTTAAATTTGCCATTCCTGCGCCAGCAGCTCCATACCCGGTACCACCTTTTGTTTGTTGTGCATAATTTGGCTTGGTTGCTGTTTGACCAGTAGTTGATTGGCCCACCGTAGGTGCAGGTTGTGGTTTGTTGTTTTGTTTTGCCCAGTGGCGTTCAAGTGCATCGTACTGTTTGGTTCCGGGCTTGTGTACAGTGCTAGATTTGGTTGGTTCTGCATTGCGCCACCCTTCGTCACTTTTCTTAAATGTTACCTTAACCTCTTCATTGCCTACTGTTGTAGTAGAATCAATCGGGGCTCCAATTGCTTCGGCTGCTGCTGGCTCAGCTGTGGGTTCTCCAGCGGCCGGTGCATCTGTAGTAGGCGACGACAATCTTTTTTCTAACGCAGGCCAATCTCTTGGATTAATAGGTGCTTTATTTGGTAAACTGCGCCAACTTCCGTCATCTTGTTTTTGAACGATTCCGTGGCCAGGAATGAATACTTCTTTGCTAGGATCCTTGATACCTTTGGGGCTTCTAAGATCAGCTTGAGTACGTGTATCTGGTTCAGCAGCCGATGCTGGAGTTGTTGCATCACCCGCTGGCGCTGGAGTAGAAGTACTTGATGCTGGCGGTGTAGCAGCCGGAGGTGTTGTAGCTGGATCACCCGACTTCCAGGCATCAATTGCTTGCTCTTGCTTGTCAAACATTTTGGCAACTGCACTGTCAACAATTGGTTTAGTAGGCTGTAACATAGGTGCCCACTGCCCTTTATCGTTACGCACATAGTCTTGATTTTTATATTTTAGAACAACCGGATCGTCGTCGACCATGGTAAACCCAGGTGTAAGAGTGGGCTTTTCTGCCGCTTTTGCTGCTGGTTGATTGGTAGTTGCTGCTTGTGGTGTTTTTCCTATAGTACTGGCTGCTAATGCCTGACCAACTACTTTTGTAATAAAACCAGCTGTAGCAGCCGGATTTAATTGTGCAGGTGCATCCGGGATTTCAATGCCGGACTGCCTGGTCAAATTAAACAAAAACTGCTTTAGATTCTCAGGAGTGTTAGAATCAGGATCTTGGGCTATGGCTGCATTCCATCTTCTTAACAATTCGTCTGCAACTTTTTTTTGTTCGGCTGTGCCTGCACGTTGTTGATCGCCAGCTCGATAAGCAGCTTTGGCCCCAGCTACACCTGCTGCTAACTTATCAAACACACCCTCGTTAATCGTTACTTCATCAATTTTCACCGCGTAGTCTCCTTACACCGCGAGCAAATTTTGCAGGATCCTGAGACTTGATACTATTAAGTAACCTGCGCTCGAGCTCGGCTGCTTGCTCGGCATCATAGTTTTCTTTAATATAATTAATCAAATTAATAGCGCCTTGAATAACATGTCCAGCACGACTTTCCACAAGATTTTCCCGATCGCGACTCACGGGCATATGGGCTAATTCGTCAAGAATACTACGAGTGCGCTTTTGCAAAATCTACTCCAATATCAGTTATTTATAGGATTTTATCAAGTCTAATAGTTTGAGTTTGGCAGTAAGCATATTGAAATATTGGTCATGTGCCGCGGGCCCATCATGCCCGTTCCATCCGTAAACTTCAAAATCTACCGGTCTTATTTTAGTAAAGTTTTCTTGAAACCAAATTCTACTATTATCAAACCAATTAAGTATTCTGGGTTCTTTTTTAAAATATTCAACAAAACTATTCCGCATAGGAAGTTGTTCGTCACTAAAGTTCTTACCATTGTTTATTATCAAAAACTGTTTATTTCGAGATTTTAAAAGTTCCATTAAACCAATTAAATTTGCATATAAACTACATTCTATAGTCTCAAAATCCAGTTCGTTGATTGCTTCTTTTGTTAAAATATTATGAAGAGTATGACTGTGAGGACTGGCTATATCAAATCTAAAAATTGTAGTAATATTAAGAATATAAAGAACAGGTAACTGAGGGTTTTCTAAGCAATGTTGCATTGCTAATTTAATCATCATATCATTACTTCGACCCGGGAGGCTTTCGTTAATGACAGTGTCTATACCAAACAGTTTAGCAAGTTTATACCAATAATGATCTTCAATATTTGGACACCAAGGACCTTTATTATAGGTATGGCTATCTCCTAAATTGTACAAGATCATTCTGCTTTTGTTTTTAGGCCGGCCAGCATCTGTTTTAATTTTGTACTGTCTACATTTGCTTGAACAGACTTTTCAAGTTCGAATCCAGGCTTGGGAGTCGCTTTAACCATGGGAGGACTGGCTGTTGTACTGCTTGCCTTGATTTGATTCATAATGCTGTCCGGTGCACTTGGTCCACCCGGCCGTCCGTATCCGATAGTGCCAGCTTCGGCTGCATCTTCGCCAGGATCAGTAATACGCATGGTTTCGATATTATATTCTAAATCTACCTTTTGACCCACGCCAGTGCTGCTGCGACTTTTCATACACTGAATTTGATAGCGTCCACGTTCTCTCATGGCTCTACTAGTAAAAATACCAAACACATTATCTGCTGTGTTGATTTTACTGATACCGCCCGATATGTGGCTGTGATCAAATTCAATTTCGTCCACAGCACCACGGTTCAGCTGACTTGCTGTAACCATAAGCACACCTAAGTCTTTGGCTAGATTACGTAATTCTTCACTTACATATTTGTCTTTGACAAACAGGTCGTTGGGACTAACTTTGGCACTTACTGGCATCAACAGGTCTAGATAATCAATCATGATAAAATCAATCTTGCGACCTGTTTGTATTTGATACTCTTTTAAAAATGCTCTAATGTCATTGATGTTGCTTTGTGCTGGTAGTGCTTTGACTTGGTATGTGCCGGCCTTTTTACCTACCATTTTGATTTTGAGTGCTGCGGTATCTTTGTCTCGACGTATGTCTTTGGTACTCATGTTGGTCAACATTGCTGCTGTACGCAAACCTGTAAGTTCTTGACTGAGTTCTAGTGTGACATAAACTCCATGGAGTCCTGCTTGTACCCAGTTTAGTGCAATGTTCATCATGACCAAACTTTTACCTGATCCTGATCCGCCAGCAAAGATGTTTAGTTCTCCTCGACTGAACCCGCCGTACAGTAGTTTGTCTACTTGTGGCCACCCTGTGCTAACTTGTCCACCACTATCAAAATATCTAGTGATCATGCCCGACGGGTCTTCCCAAAAGTCCATTCCTAGATCTTTAGTCAGACTGATTTGTACAGCATCTTTGATCAGCTTTTCAACAGGATCGAAGTCACATTTTTCGATCATGTCGGCTGCTTGTAGAATTGCACGCTCTAGCTCTTGCTTGCGACTAAAGCTTTCAAACTCTGAGAGAAACCACTCGTAGTGTCCTTCTCGAAGTTCGGGCACCTCTCTCAGTTCCACACCACATGTGGCCTTTATCTGTTCTCTAGCAGGAAGTGTTTTGTGATCGTCGCTGTGCTTCTTGATGAATCGAGCTGCTTCTCGAAGGCTGCGATCAAAGTTTTCTGCATTATAAATGTTCTGCACCCGCACATATGTTTCTGCGTCTTGCAACATCATTTCTAAGAACAGCTTTTGAACTTCTGGATTATAATCTTTCATGTTTTAGGACAGTTAAAGGTGCAATATTTTAATTTATTTTGTTCAATGCTTTGATAGAATGTTTCTAAATTTTCTAATACAGAAGTTAAAGTTATATTACTTATATCATACATTTTTTTATTTTTATAAAATTCACTTGAATAATAAAATCTATGATCACCTACGTAGCAACAAGGCATGTAATACCCGTGGGCAGAAATATAATGTTCAAGATTTGTTGTTTTGCATTTTGGAGTAATTGTTGTGTCTTGGTGCAGGTCCCATTGTAATACGTGTTCACTGCGAGGGCCCAATAATTTTGTTGGTTTAAATTGATCAGTGTGTTCATCCCATCGATCTGATGGATCTACTAGAAATGAATGTATTCCTAGTTCTTTTGCCATTTGTTCAGCTTCGGCTACATGGTCTTGATTATATGCAAAAGGAATAAACTTCCAAATCACCTGTGTTGCCTTTACCGACTCAACAATACCTTCTCGAATTGATGGCCAATCTGCATTAATTCTGTAGTTTGTAAAATTCTCTGGTACACCATCAATAGCAAATATTATACGATCATCAAAAGTCAACAACGAGCACAATTCTTTCCACCACTTTTTGTTTTTATAACTACCATTTGTGCCAATTTCGACCATGCCACCGTTTTGTTTAATCCATTTGATCAAATTGAATAGATCATCGTAATATATCGTATCTCCATAATTTCCGCAGAGATTAAAAATTTTCTTATTGATATCAATGTCAATAAATTTTTTCAAATCTATTAGACTTAGTTGTTTGTTTTTCCATTGTTTAGGAAAACTTTTAATAAATTGAGTCCTAGCACATCCAGGGCATTTTAAAGTACAAATGTTAGTAGTTTCTATATGAAACCCTTTTATTGAATCAAGCATATAATTTTTTCTTCTTTAACTCAATTTTGAGCCGGCTGGTTTCCCTTGCTGCTAGAATACATTTAAGCACAAACAACTTGCCATGCTTGACAACTGCTTCATTGATGTCTTTACAAGTTTCCTGCCATACAGGAAAACTAACAGTCCATCCTGCTTCCATGGCACGGTCGATCAATTTACGACCGGCACGATCTGTGTCTGGCACAACAATAACTTCTCTTTGTAATCTGTCTATCTGTTCAATTTGTATGTCAGATATTTCAGACCCACTGACTGCAACACCATCTATGCTCATGGCATCAAACGGTCCTTCGCACACTACAACAAATTTACTGTTGGGCCGTTGCTGATCTAGGTTAAACACAAAGTCTGCAGGATGGCTGCTCCAATACTTGGGCTTTACTCCGTCTGCGATAGCTCTAGCAGTATAACCTACTATTTCTTTTTTATAATAATATGGTATTACAATTCTTCGATGCAAGTTGTAGGCTTCTTCTGGAGTCCAATAAAATTCGTATTGGTTTATATCAATTGATCTACGATGCACATATTCTATACTGGCTAACAGCTCAGCAGGCACATTGTTGTAGTCACCAATGCTGTAAAAGTTAGCCAGTTCAACAACATTTCGTGCTTGCTCAGGTAATGTTCTAGCTTCATACGCAATCTCTTGTTCGGGTTCCGGTTCGAGTTGTTCAGGAGCAACTAATTCTCGTAATCTAACTGCATCAATAACCAGTCTACGCACAGTTAAATCATCTGCGCCCAGCCATGCAAGCAATTTACGAAACTTGAAAGTTAAATGTCTGCCAGGAACAAAACTGGCTTTGAATCCGCAGTTGAAACAATGATAACTTACAGCACCTGCGTTTGTTTTGATACCACCTCGGCCTCGGGTGTCTGCTGTTTCTCCATTGTGTACACAGCAAGGTGCGTTAAAACTGGTCCAGCCATTCTGTCCCGTTTTACGGCGGGCAGGCAACAATTGCAATACACTTTGCTGGATAGAATCTAACATC